TGTGTGCGTGTGTGCGCGTGTGTGCGTGCAGGCGGGCGCGTGCGTGTGGCATGTGGGCACAAACAACGTAGCAACGTAGGCAGGTGTAGTAGTGTGTGTGTGTAATAGATACACTTATTATTATAGCGAATCATCGTTTACGTCGCTGGCTACGATTTGGTTTTTTTATGTAAAAGATCGTAGCAAAAAAGTGGGAAACGTAGGCAACGTAGGCAGGACAAATGGTCCAATGTTTCGTAAGTCTTTACGCTGCCTTTAGTTGCGCTTTATTTTGAGTGATTCACTATGGGTGCTGGCGGCACGGAGGGAGGCCTTTGTTCGATAGGTGGCCCCATGATGCCGTTTTTTTGACCATCCCCCCTACCGGCCTTTGACCTAGGGTAGTAAGTATATCTAAGTCATTACATTTCCCATATATACGCCAAAAAAATATACAACTATTTTTTTTCCCAGTCCCCCTTGCTATCGCTCTGCTAACGCCTTCCCATTGAAATTTTCGCAAAAACGGCCTTGACTCACCTGCGGTGGGCCTTATTATTGGCCGCATGAACGCTACCAAGGCCTCGAAGGTACGAAACTGGATGATTGCCACTGGCCGCGAGATGGAATGGCGCGCAGCAGACGCACGGCTCGTTTTATCGGGCTTCCCTGCGGGGCAAAGAGATATCGTGGCGGCGAAGGAGTTTGAGAAGGAGCACGATATCGCGGTGGCTTCCGGTAGCTCTCCGGCGCCAACGCCTGGGCCCGGCAGCGGACCCGACAGCGCGGTGGCGGCGGTGGCGCCCGTGGGTGCCGGCCGGCGGGTGCATGTCGAGAACTTGGGAAATGGCGATCAGGTGGACGTGACGGCGCTGTATGACTCGATTGTGGCAGCGGAGAAGGAGGCGTATCGAGATGGTGAAACGGGCGCGGGACTGGTCGGGGTTGGACATGGTGACGGGCGAGGTGGACGGGATATCGAATCTCCAAGGGATGCCGAACACGGACTTCGCCAGCGATCTTGGGACGGTTCGGTCGAGATCCCGGAAGGCGAAGCGGCGCAGCACGTCGAAGGACGGTCCCGAGGCCGGGGAGCCGGACGGCGCGCTGCACGGGACGGCGCCGGAGGATCCGGAGGACGCCCGCGCGCGGCGAAAGCGCCGGCGAAAAGTCGGGTGGAACCAGCCGAGCCTCCGTCGTCAAGTCTGGAAGATGCGGATTTTGAGGCAGAAGATGGCGAGGGCGACGAATGGAACGATGATTCCGACGAAGAAGTTGAAGTGGTAGAGGACACCCGGCCGCGCGTGATCGACCGTGCCCCGGTCAGTGCGCGCACGGCGTTCCAGTGGGTGTTTGACAACGTGGGTGACGACAGCCTGGAATCCGACGACGCGCCCAGTGAAGGCGCCTGGCAACTGCTCTGCGCCATTCGCAGCGACAAGAACCTCAAGCGCGATTTCTACAAGCAATACGCTCAGAAAATGATGTCACTCAAGGACGCCGACCGCAATGAACGAATCCGCGACGACGACCGCGAACAAATTCGCATCATTGATGACCTTATCCGACTGCGTGAACGGGCCGTATTACAAACTTCCGCCCAAGGAAATGCTGAACAATCTGCGCTGGCGTCGTGAAATTATCCGATTCGGCAACGCCTCCAAGGAAAACGCCTACGAACTGTGGGTGATGTGCGCCCGCGACATTCTGTTTTGGTTCAACACCTTCGTCTGGACCTACGACCCGCGCCGCACTGACAACAACGTCGTGCCGATGATTACGTATCCGTTCCAGGATATCGCCATCATGCAGGGCAAGGCGGCAATCGAGACCCCGAACGATTTGCTCTGGGAAAAAAGCCGCGATCAAGGCGGCTCGATCATGACGCTTGGAATTTATCTTTGGATGTTCCAGTTTCGTGAACGTGAATCCTTCCTCGTTGCCTCGCGCAAAGAAGATTTGGTGGACAAGAAGGACGATCCTGACTGCCTGTTCTGGAAACTGGATTTCATGCTGGAACACCAGCCCGCGTTCATCCGTCCGAAGGTGAACCGGCTGGACATGCACTTGTATAACTACAACACGAAAAGCGTGATCGACGGCACATCCACCACCGGCGATATCGGCCGCGGTGGCCGCCGGCGCAGTGTCCTGCTGGATGAATTTGCGTCGGTGCCAAATTCCTACAGCGTCATGGCGGCAACCCGCGACGTGACCCGTTGTCGGTTTTTCCTGTCAACACCGAAGGGCCGGACGAATGCGTTTGGTGAACGCGCGCACAATGCCAAGGTCAAAAAGATTTCGCTGCACTGGTCGCTGCATCCCGAAAAAAATCCCGGCCTGTATAAATCGGTCGGGCATGAACTCATCATTCTGGATACCGCCTACCGATTCCCGGAGAAATATCAATTCGTCCTCGATGGCAAGTTGCGCTCGCCGTGGTATGACGGCGAAGAAGCCCGCGTCGCGCACCCGCTCGAAATGGCGCAGGAAGTTGATATCAATTACCTGGGTTCCGAATCCCAGTTTTTCAACGCGATGGTGGTTGAGGAATTGATGGCCAACGTGGCGCGCCGGGAACTGTTCATCGGTGATCTGAGTTTCAATTCGGATCACAATGGCGTGGAACCGCTCGGGTTTTACACCAATCCCAACGGCAAGCTCCGACTGTGGGTCAATCTCCGGCATGACGGCAAGGCGCCGCCTGGCGGGTTCGTGATCGGCGGCGACGTGGCGGCCGGCACCGGCGCCAGCAACTCGGTGCTGTCCGTGGTGAACGACGCGACGCACGAGAAGGTGGCGGAATACGCCAATCCGAACATCACGCCCGAGGAATTTGGCCGGTTTGCCGTGGCGCTCTGTAAGTTCTTCAACAATGCCTACTTGATTTGGGAAAGCAACGGTCCGGGAACGCAGTTCGGGACTTCCGTTCTGCGCGCCGGATACCGGAATATTTACTACCGAAAATCGAATGACATCAGCGTGTCGGCGAAGTTCTCCGACAAGCCCGGTTGGCATTCGACGACGGAGAACAAGGGCGACCTCCTGGGCTTCTATCGTTCATGCCTTGCATCCCGGGATTTTGTGAATTATTCGATTGAAGCCTTGCAGGAAACCCTGTTTTACGTGTATGATCCTGGCAAGGGTGGTGTGGTTCACGCGGAAAGTCGTTCGTCGGAAGTGTCGGATCCGTCCGGCGCGGAAGCGAATCACGGTGACCGCGTGATTGGAGATGCGCTGGCATGCAAGATCGCCTGCAAGGCACTGGGCGCGCCGATCGTCGAGAAAGCGCCCGTGGCATTGCCGGGTTCGATTGCGTATCGGCGGTTGCAGGACGCGAAGGTCGGAAAGGACGAATGGTCGTAGCAGCCTGTGTGTTGGCCGCGCTCGCCGGATGCTATAACAAGCAGTCCGGCGAACTGACCGCGAAGATTCCAATTCCGATGACCGGGGTATCCTTGGTGGAAGCCTCGGTGAAATTTCACAATGAGCAACAGTGGCAAGATCCAATTCAAGGGGTGATCAGTGAGCCAGCGCATGCTTCAAATCGCAAGGATTCTGGTGGTTATTTTTTTGGTTTGCTTGGTGTCGCATTTCTTGTGTGGCGCTGGATGCACCGAAAAAGCGGGTGAGAACATCACTACCCATGCCCTGCAATCGAAGCCGTGGTTCGATCCCAACGCCGACCTGTTGACCAACATTTTTGGAATGGCAAAGTCGATCATGGCCGGCGAAACCCCGTGGTTTTACGCGATTATTCTGTTGGCATGGGCGTGGTTCCGTGAAAAGGCCGTGCAGGCGTATCGCGGCGCCCTGCATTCCACCGTTTCCGCCATCGAGACCGCCGGCGCCAGCGAGGTCAAGGCGTTGGTGAAAAAGAACACGGAAAAATTTGGATATGCCGACTTCCTCCACTCGCTCGTGGAGAAGTGGACGACGAAGGGGAAGTAGTTCAGTCCTGGAGGGGACCCGTTGGAGCTTGACAGTTCGCAAATTCAGAAGTTGCGAGAGTCGATGACGTATAGCCGTGGACGCATGCGGCACTTCATGGACTGTCGAAACAATCACATACGCCAGTATGTCGGCACTCGTTATTCCACCGATGGCGCGGCCCACAAGATGCCGCTGAATCTTCTCGAAATAACGGTCAACATCTACCTGCAAAAATTGGCGGCAAATTCCCCGCAAGTGTTGGTCAAGACTCCCTACGGCAATCTTCGTCCCCGCGCTGAAACGCTCCAGCTTGCCATCAATCATTTGCTTGGTGAAATCAACTTCCGGCGCAGTCTGCAACAGGTCGTCATTGACGCCATGTTTGGCATTGGCGTGGCCAAAATCGCGCTTGCGGAAGCCGGGTCCGTCAACATTGACGGCACGGCACATACACATGGCCAGCCGTTCTTTGACTGCGTGAGTCTGGACGATCTTGTAATTGACATGAACGCGACCCGGACGGAAGAACTGCAATACATTGGCAACCGCTACCGGATGGATGTCGAGGACGCGCTGGCGTTTGAAGGATTCGATCCCCGGGCGCGTCAAGCCCTCAAAGAATCGGCCTACGAGGACGACGGCGCCGGGTTCATCGACGAGCAAGGCACGGAAAAGGCGTCCGATATTTCGTCCGGTGGAAAATCCACCGACAAGAAATTCATGTCCTGTTTTTATTTTTGGGAAATCTACATTCCCAAGACTTCGATGCTGCTCACTTTGTCGGACAACCCGAATATTCCGATTCTTCGTCAACGTCCGTGGGAAGGTCCGGAAACCGGCCCCTACCGCATTCTTGCCTTCCACCACGTTCCCGATCAGGTGTTGCCGCTGCCGCCGGTGGCCATGCTCATGGACATGCACGAAGCGGCCAATGGCCTCATGCGGAAGCTCATGCGCCAGGCCAGTCGGCAGAAAACCATTGGCCTTGTCCGGACGGGCGCGGAGCGTGACGGCGAACGGGTTGTCAGCGCGAAGGATGGCGACGTGCTGTCGTCGGATGATCCCGGATCCTTCAACGAGGTTTCCGTGGGCGGCATCGACCAGCGGAATTTCGCCTTCCTGCTGCAACTGAAAGAACTTTACTCATGGACGGCCGGAAACCTTGATGCGCTCGGCGGTCTTGGCGCGCAGTCTGAAACGCTCGGCCAGGACGAACTGCTGACCAAAAGCGCGAATGACCGCGTGGCGTCCATGCAGGAAATGACCGTGGAGTTTACCCAGGACTGCGTGACCGAACTCGGGAAATTTCTCTGGTATGATCCCATGATCGACCTGCCGCTTGTCAAGCGCAGTGGCGGCGTGGATATTCCGGTGCGGTTCTCTCCCGAGTTGCGCGAAGGTGATTTTTTCGACTACAACCTGAAGATCGAGCCGCATTCGCTCCAGCGGCAGACGCCGGGTTCGCGCATGCAATCCCTAATGTCCATCGTGGAACGGTTTGTGGTCCCGCTTATGCCGATGCTGCAACAGCAGGGGCTTTCTCTGGACCTGCGGTCGTTCATCCGGATTATTTCGCAATATGCCAATCTGCCTGAACTTGGCGAAATTCTGATTTCCAGCACGACGCCGATTCTCCCGGGTCAGCCGATCCAGGCCGGCATGTCCGGCCAGGAAGGCCCGATGAAGCCGGCTTCGACCACCCGGCACTACGAGCGCACGAGCAAATCAGCCGGGAACACGGCCGGAAAAACGCAGGATTTAATCAACCGAATGATGACGGCGCCGGCCGGCGGCATGCAGCCTTCCAACATGGGGGCTTGAAATCGTGCCGATCTACGGGTATATTTGTGACGGTTGCGGTGTTCAGCAAGAGCGATTTTTGACCAGCGCTCGGCACCCGAAGACGGTCCGGTGTGAATGCGGGAAGCGGGCGCGGCGCGATTTTTCATCGCAAGCCATGGCGATCCCGCAGACGTGGAGCAAGCCGATTTTGTCCAACGGCGCGGGAGTGCATCCGAGCCAGGCGAAAGCGGAGATGGCCCGGGCGAAGAAGCATGGGATTGACGTAAGTTTCACGAAGGACGGGCGCGCGGTGTTTGAGTCGCGTTCGCAACGAAAAAAATATTGCCGGTTCATCAATCTCCATGATCGAGATGGTGGATACGGAGACCCATAAAGGGAAATCGAATGAGCGATGATGGCAGCGAAGTAGCGGACAACGACGCCATGTATCCGGATGCCCCGGAAGGCGGCGTGACTACTCAACCGAAGGAGCCGGAAGCTCCCGAGGATGTCATACGCGATTTTTTCTCAAATCGGGATGCCGATAAACCGGCGCCCGATGCCGGCACGAAAGAACCCTTGGACGATTGGTTCACAACCGATCTCCAGGACCGTGCCGATGCTGCTGGCTTTTCCAGGGAGGAAGCTCTCGCCCTGGGACAGCAAAGCCTGAAAACCGTCCTGACCGCGCTGGATCGACGCGCGCCCGCGGATGCCCATTCCCGCATGGCGCCGCCACCCGATCCGCGAAACCCGGCAGACGACCAAGGCCAGCAAGGTGGTGACCCCAAGAAGTCGGCCAAGTTCGATCTGAAGTTGGATCCGAACGCCTACGACGAGGGAATCATCAAGGCGATGGAGGGCATGAACGAACACTACGCGAATCAAGTCGCGGAGATTCGTCAACAGGTGCTAGGTGTCAACGGGCATATTGCAGCCCAAGCGGCGAAGGACTTCGAGTCCGGCATGGACCGGAATTTTTCGTCGCTTGGGGAGGAATACCAGACTGTTTTCGGCAAGGGGCCTATGCGGACCATGCAGGTAAACAGTTCGGTCGCCCGTGCGCGGAATGAGGTCGTCCTCATGATGGATTCCATTGCCACCAGCGCGAAACAGCGTGGGTTGCGGGTTCCGTCCGATGAGGAATTGTTCAAGCGCGCCGTGCATGCTGTGTCTCCCGACATCGCTGACCGAATCGCCCGGAAGAAATTGGCGGGAAATTTGGACAAGCGGAATGGGCAAATGGCAACGCGCGCTTCAACCTCCCGTGCTCCGGCTCGTGGAAGCGGAGATCAGGGATTGGCTGCCGTGCGTGATAAAATGCAGGATCTTGGCATTCTCGACTAAGCCCACCGTGATTCCTTCCATTTCTTCCTGAAAAACTCAGGAGGAATTTTTCATGGCTGAACTCAGTATCGACGACCTGGTCGATTTGACCACGGTTACGCTCTCGACGCTCGACAAGGGCAAGTGGCAGGATATCGCCACCGACCTGCAAGAGTATGTCGCTCTCAAGAAGCTGCTCAAGAAGAACAAGATTTCCTTCGATTCCGGCAAGGCCATTGACGTGAACGTCATGGTGGATTACGAGGATTCGGCGCAAAACGTCGGCCTTTTCCACGTTGACGACGTGAATGTCAGTGACGGGATGAAGCGCGGCTCGATCCCCTGGCGCAGCACCACGGCAAATTATGCGTGGGACGTTCAGGAAGTCGCGGTCAACCGCAATCCGGCGCGCATCATCGACCTGCTCAAGACCCGCCGCGCCGGTTCGATGATCTCCCTTGCCGCCAAGATGGAGTCGAATTTCTGGGGCAAGCCCGCCACTTCGTCCGACAACGTGATGCCGTTCGGTATCCAATACTGGATCGTCCCGAACTCGGCCGAAGGCTTCAACGGCGGCGCCGCCGCCGGCTTCACCAGTGGCCCGGCCGGACTCAGCCCGACGACCTACACCCGTTGGAAGAACTGGACCGCCCAGTATACCAACGTGACGCAGGAGGACTTCATCCAGAAGATCCGTCAAGCGATGGTCAAGACCAACTTCATGTCGCCGGTTGACGACATGATCGGTGGTCCCACGGGTGACAATTACGGCTACTACACCAACTACGACGTGATTTATCAGTTGGAGAACGTGGCCGCTGCTCAGAACGACAATTTGGGCAACGACGTGGCCTCGAAGGATGGCCGCGTCCTGTTCTATCGTCGTCCGGTGACCTACGTTCCCTATCTCGATTCCAACAACCTGGAAGCCGGTGAACAGGATCCGTTCTACGGGATCAACTGGAGCGTTTTCCAGCCCGTGTTCCTGCAAGGCTTCTACATGAAGGAAGGCAAGCCGCGTCCGTCCCCGAAGCAGCACAACGTTGTGGAGGTCCACTGGGATCTGACCTACAACTTCCGCTGCGTGAACCGCCGGCGCTGTTTCATTGTCAACAAGAGCGCGTAATTTCGGCTCTTGATTCTGGTCCGCTTGTTGCGGTTCCGGGATGACGATGAAGAATCCATTTGAAAGGACTCTCTCATGAACAAGGTGATGTATCGCGGCGCCAATTCGGGGCGTGGTCCCAGTCCGGAAATCTGGGCCGGTTGCCCGATTCTGGACATGATCCTGGACCCGAATGTCGGCGTTCATTTTTTCGACGACTTCCTGAACTTTGGCGTGGGCGCAACCGATGCGACCAACGGCTACAAGTTCTACATTGACTCCAGCAACACCGTTTCCCAGTTGGCTACCGAAGTCAACGGTGTCGTGCAACTGCTGACCGACACCACGGACAACGACGCCCCGATTCTGACCACTGGCGGCAACACGGCCGGCATGGGCAAGATCGTGACCAGCACGGGCAAGAACCTGTGGTTCGAGGCGCGTATCCGCGTGGCCTCGGCGGCGCTCACGGAAATGGCCATGTTCATCGGTCTGACGGAGGAAGCCTGTGCCGCCGATAACGGCCTGATTTCCGACAACCCGGACACCGACATCGCCACCGTGATGGCCGACAAGGACTATATCGGCTTTGCCAACTTCACAAACGCGGCGCCGGTTCTCGCTGCCTGCTACAAGAAGGCCGGCGGCACCGACGTGGTTGTCGATTCCAACGTGCAGACGTTGGCGCTCGACACCTGGTATAAGTTGGGTCTGAAGTTCGACGTGATCAACGACACCCTCAAGTGGTATGTCGATGGCGTCGAACAGGCGTCCCTGGATGTCTCAGGCGCCGGCACCACCAACTTCCCGAGCGGCGAAGAACTGGCGTTGACGTTTGGCTTCAAAAACGGGACCACGACCGCCAAGAAGCTGGATATCGACTGGGTGCGCTTCGCGCAGTTGGCGTAACGATCATGGGGCCGGGGGCGTTCCCCGGCCCCGATTCATTGCGAGGGATTGGACATGGCCGAATCATCGCTTTCCCTGGGTTTACCGGACTTCGAGCGCGAAGTGGGGTATTTCCTTGGATTTGGCGGTGATTCTTCTGCATGGACGGCAGATCAGGACAGCCTGGTGACGCGCATTATCAAGCGCGGACTCCGGCAGTTCTATTCTCCTCCAGTAGTCAACCAGGGTGAAGCGCCTCATGAGTGGACCTTTCTCAAGCCGGTAACGACTTTGGCAACGGTGTCTGGCACGAAAGCCTACACGTTGCCGGACGACTTCGGCGGCATTGACGGGGTTATGACCTTCAATGTCGATCAAGGCTTGCGGGAAGTGCAAATTGTTTCGGATGCATGGATCCGGATTCGGAATCAGGGGTCGGAAGACTCTGGGTATCCGGTAGCTGCGGCGATTCGTCCGAAAACCACGACTGGCGCCGATGGTCAGCGGTTCGAGATGATCCTTTGGCCGAAGCCCGATGGCGTTTATACCCTGACTTATTGCTACCTTGCTCTCGTCGGCGCCTTGTCAGACTCGTATCCGTATCCGTATGGCGGCCAACGCCACGCGGAAACGGTTCTGGCAAGCTGCCTGGCCGCTGCTGAAGCGGAAAAGGATGAGGTCAAGGGAACCAAGTGGCAGATCTTCATGGAGCGTCTTGCCGCAAGCATCGCCCATGACAGACGGTTTTCCGCCCCTCGTTTTCTGGGTTACAATTCAGATCGTTCGGACGATGGTAACTCCATGGTCCCGCGCGCGCTGACCTACACAACCTACAACGGTGTTCTTCCAAGCTAGGAGAGTGAAAATGAATCTGCACAATCTGTATGACGCTCTCCGTCGCGCCGACGTGCGAAGCGATAGCAAGGGCCTTCTGACTCCATCCGGCTGGTTGCTGGCGTGGGGAAATACGGTCCCGACGGATGCCACGACCGGGTATGCGCCCGGCGCTTTGTTTTTTCACATTGATAGCAGCGGTCAAACGTCGCTCTACAAGAACGACGGCAGTTCGACCAGTTGCGATTTCAATGCCCTGACCACTGACACCATGGCCGGTCCCATTGTCCTCGGTGACAATGAGACTCTGGCCTTGGGTGACGGCACGGATGCCACCTTGAAGTGGGATGCCACTGATTTGGTTCTGGCTTTGGCCGCGACCGCCACATGGGTGATGGGAACGGATGCCGCGCTGCTGAATATGTTGCTGCGCGGTTCTCTGTCCATCGACCGTGCGGCGGCTGCCGGTGCGGTTGCGCTTCGCTTCGGCGAAACGCTGACCGAGGGCGGTGAAATCCGCGTCATGGACGAGGATGTTGCCATTGTCGCTGGCGCGTCCACGGATCTCACCCAGAACGTTCCTGCCGGTTCCGTGATTCTCATGGTTCAGGCCAATCTGGAAACCATCGTGACGGCCACTACCGCTGTCAAGGTGGGCATTGGTGTTTCCGCCGATCCGGACGCTTACGGAAAAACATCAGCCTTAACCAAGAATCTCAAGGTTGATACGGTTCCCGATTGGGCCGCTGGCGGTTCTGCCATTGACGTGAAAGTGTTTGCCGTGGATACCAATGGCGCCGCCGCTGGCACGTTGGACACCGGCACGGTGCGCGTTCGCATCATCTACTGGGTTCCCAACAGCCTGGATGACGCGGCGTAAGTTTTCGCCTTTGAGAACGGGGGAGGACCACCACTCCCCCGGTTTCCTCGGACACTTTATATGCCAGCCATCAACCGAAAACTTGTCGATCTTCAGCCGCCGATTGCCGGCATGGATCGTCGTTGGTCATATCAGAAGCAGCCGCCCTACACAACGCCGGACTGCCTGAATATTCGGTGCCGTGATACCATGAAGGGGCGCGTCCGTGTGGCTTCGCGGCCTGGCATCATCAAGCATTCCTACGATCTTTTGGGTAGCGGCGTGCCGGTGCGTATGCTGAATACCGTGGATGTTGTAAAGACCGATGGCTTCAATTTTTGGTCTGACTCGTTCAAAGATGGCCTCAGCGCGGAATGGGCGGTGGCCTCATGGGTTGGCACGCTCCCGGAAACGACGGATGATTTTGCATCCATTGACTACAACACCCCAGTCGGCGCCGTCCGATCAGCCTTGACATTCGACGAATCGCAGTCGTATGAAATCTGCATGACCATTGTTCCCTATGCGGGCGCGTTTCATGGGAAATACCAGATTTTCGCGCGCATGGACAACACGACGCCGGTTGCTACCACCGAGGGGATTATTGTCGAATTGGTGATGACCGGGACCACCGGTGCCTATACTGGGAGTATAAAATCTTATGTTGGCGGTTCGTTGACAACTTATACGTTGACACCGGGAACTGTGACTCCTCGGCCCGGTCTGTTTAAGGTTCTGGTTACTGGCGATACGGTCAAGGTTTATTGGCATGGGACTCAGCTTATCAGCCAGGCCGTTTCTGGTTCTCAGAATGGCCGACGGTTTGGTTTCGGGATGGAATGCACCGTTTCCGGTGGCCTTTGCCTGGTCGAGAATTACCTGATCCAGTATTACTACGGTTCCGCGCGTAATACCCGCAGAATCATGGTTGCCAGCGCCGGTGGGAGCCTCTATTACGAGACTTTCTTGCGAACTCTGACAGCCCTGTCAACTTCATTGACCCTGGCGTCAGACAGGCTTTTGCAGTCAGCGGAACGGGGTCAAAAGCTCTATATTGCTGACAATAGTGACACAAGGGCGTATGGAACTGACGGTGTTGTCACTGGCGGCGGCGTGACGCTGGATTCAGCCACCTATTCCAACTGGACCACCCTTGGAATTGACACGGATGACGATGTTGTTGTTATTTCAAATGGGACTGGATCGGTTGTCAATGGCACCTATGCGATTACGACCGTAGCATCCGGAACGCTGACAATTGCAAATGTCGGTGGTAATGGTAACTGTACATTTAGGATACAGCGTTGCCCGAAGGTCTATGATCCGCTGGCCGGGACACTGACAAAAATGACAGCGACTGCCGGACAAGTGCCGACGGGTTGCCCAATGGTTTGTCTTTATCGCGATCGTATTGTTTTTGCTGGCGGCGATGATCCGCACGTCTGGTATATGTCTCGCCAAGGCGATGCCTTGGATTGGGATTATTCCGCGTCAAGCGATGACGTGCAGCGTGCGGTGGCTGGCGAAAGCGCGGACGCCGGACTGATTGGCGATACGCTTCGAGCCCTGATTCCCCATTCGGATGATTATCTCATTTTCGGTTGTGAATCGTCGCTTTGGCGGCTTCGTGGTGATCCGGCCATTGGCGGTGAAATTGACAATCTTAGCAAGACGGTCGGAGTGGTAGATAAAAACGCCTGGTGCCGGGGTCCGTTGGGCGAAATCGTATTTCTCAGCCAAGACGGAATCTATGCCTTGCCGCCGGGTGCCACTTCCTATCCGCAAAGCATTTCCCGTGAGAAGCTGCCACGTGAGCTGCGCGAAATTGACCGGAATACAACTACGGTCACAATGGCATACGATTTTCGTGATCGTGGTGTCCATATTTACTTGACGCCGAACGATAGCAAGGGGCGATTGCATTTCTGGTTTGACTGGGAAGACAAGGCGTTTTTTCCAGTGGAACTCCCAAACAGTTATGAGCCGACCGCCATTCTTTCATATCAAGGTCCAAATGCGGAAAATAGCGCCGTTTTGATTGGCTGCCGCGATGGCTATGTTCGTCGATACCGCAACGAAATGGAGACGGATGAGGGCACGGAAATCGAAAGCTTCGTCCTCTACGGGCCGATTAATCTTGGCACCGGGAACTACATCGAAGGTATGCTGGCTGAGATTATTGGTGTTGCGGCGGCGAATTCAGGCAGCATTTCATGGTCGATCCTGGTTGGTGAAACAGCGGAAGCGGCGGTGTCGGCAACTCCGTTTTCTTCCGGAACATGGACCATCGGCGATAACAGCGGTTTGAATTTCAAGCAGCTTCCGCGTGCCCGAGGCGCAGCATTCATTTTGAAACTTGAAAACGGGCAGGCTGCCAGGCGTTGGTGCGTGGAGTCGGTGCTTGGCGTGATTCGTCAGTCTGGAAAACAACTTTTATTCTAGGAGTGGTTATGTCAAAGCCCGGGTCCATCCTTTCGACGGAAGAACTGGCCTATTCCGACACGGTCGGTTTGAGCGCGGCATTTACTACCAGTCGGATTCGTCTTTGCGCTACTACGGCTTGCCGGGTGCTGATCGGCGCTGCGCCCGTGGTCACGAATGTAACCGGGCTTCTTTTACCGGCAAATCTTCCGGAAATTTTCGATGTCAATATCGGTGACAAGGTTTCCGTGGTGATTACCACAGGGACCACCGCCAGCAAGCTGACCGTTTCTCAGATCATCACCTAGGACGAGTTATGGCATTTGCAAACCGGGGCGGTGGCCCCAGCGAATCCGATCCTGTCCGCTTGCGGCGGGCAATCAACCAGATCCGTCATGACGCTTCGTCGTCGGCCGGGAAAGTGTTGGCCGATGCCACTGACACCTTGTTGGAGTATTTGGATGGCAAGGTGGATAATGCCAGCATCGAGGTTAATGCGACAACTCATGAACTGCGTGTCAAGGCCTTGGGAATCCTCACGGCCATGATAAATGATCTGGCGGTAACTGCCGGGAAGCTGGCTGTCGATTCTGTTATTACCGCTAAAATCTTGGATTCCAATGTGACGACGGCGAAGATTGCTGATCTGAATGTGACCACCGGGAAACTCGCTGATTCTGCGGTGACGGCTCAAAAAATAGCATCAGATGCCGTTACCACCGTGAAAATTCTGGATTCCAATGTGACCGGTCCAAAATTGGCCGCGGCGGTTGCCGGGTTGGGTTTGTCTCAGAATGGTTCCGGAAATTTGGATGTCAATGTCGATGGTTCTACACTGGAAATCAATGCTGATGCTCTCCGCGTGAAGGCTGGCGGCATTGGATCGAGCCATTTGACGGATGGGGCGGCTTTGGCTGAAATTTTGGATGATGATGGCGCCGGCAGTGGTTTGGATGCTGACCTGCTCGATGGGGAGCATGCCAGCGCCATTCACGCCGTTGCCAACCTGACTACCAGCGAAGTTGACACCAGTAAGGTATTGAAGCCGAATGGGTCCGGTGGTGTTGGCTGGCAGGCCAGCAGTGGCGGCACCATTGAAACGCTTACGACCACTGAAACAACGGCAGATAAATTCCTTCGCCCGGATACTGCCGGCGGAGTTCGCTGGAACGCCTTTTCGCACAAACATACGGACTGGTTCGGCACGCTGGCCCTTATGGGTCTTACTGGTTAAGGGAAGGGGGATTTATGGGGATGCTTGGTTTCGAAATCACTGGCGCGGTCATCATGTGGAGCTTCGGTCTTGTATTTGTGTCATTGACAGGCCTCGCCGGGATCATCTGGCGCATGACGCATGAGAAGATCGATACCAACAAGAAAACGTCAGAGAAGGAAGCCGAGTTGATCCGCCAGGAGCATCGGGAATACCGGGACAAGGTGTCAGACGGTCACAGGCGGATTTACGAAAAGATCGACGAGGGGCAGGATCGGGTGGTCAAGCTGCTGGAAAAGCAGACTGACAATATCAACATACTGGCAATCAGCCAGGCGGAACAGCGTGGGCGCTTGGATGCCGTTGAAAACAGGATCAAAGAGAGGAAGCCGTGAATTATTACACCTTCGAAGGCTATCCGTATTTAGACGAAAAGGGCTTGAACCCTCACGTTCCGCTGGCAACGACGCACAATGAGCGGACGTGGCCTGGCGAACTTGACACCATGCGGCGCGATGGCCGTCTGACCATTGTAGACCAGACGCCGGAGAACCATCCCAACCCGAAGGCGGGACGCGGCTGGGCTTGCGCGATACTGGCCGACCTGTCCGTCTATGACGGGTTTGTCGAAGTGGCCGCCGATGGACCGGACGGCGAAATCATCCACAAAATTTATGGCGAGTTGCATTGCCCCGTGGGGAAGGGCGCGGTCCACGACTGCGCCAAGCTGGACCGGCACCTGAAAAAGTGCGACACGGAAATCGAGTCTTCCGAATACGTCTGTGATGAATGTGACGATGAGCTTGCCGTCATTGAAGAGGCTAAATTGACCGGGCGTCTGAAGCGTTCGGTCAACCTTCTCACCAAGGAAATGGTGGACCATGAGAAGAACCTCGACCGCCTTCATGGCTTGCGTGAGCGGATCGTCCCGGAAAAAACGGCGGCGGATGAAAAGTTCGCGGCCTTGAAATCCGAACTGGAGTCGAAGCGTGGCGGATCGTAGCGGGAATCTCAACGCCTTCACGGCGGCGAACGGTGACCGGTTTACCGGAAACTGGCAACTGAACAACGGTCAGGCTATGACCTGTGACGCCGGCGCGACCGTGACGACGACCGGCTATTATACCGGCACCATCGAGGGACAGATCGTCTGCAATCTGACGATGGATAACCCCTTCCGCCTGCGGTCTTCGCAGACCAAGCCTACATCTGGTGACTGGGCTGGCCTCTCATGCAACGGTGTGGACGCCAACAGCACGCTCAAGGGTGCGATCATCGAGGACTGCGACTTCGGGATTTATTTCAACTCGACCTATGCAGCGGACAACCTTGACCTCGACAAGGTAAAATTCAACAACTGCGCCTTCGCCATCGGTGTGAATAGTGGGGCCGTGTCCGGAATTGATTTCGGCGACATCGAAATAGCGGGCGGCGGCACGTCGGCGACGGCGTTCACCGAGTGTATCCGCATGGCGGCATCGGGAACGTGGACGTTGGGCCGCGTCTGGATTCATGACCGCTCCCACAACAATTCTGCCTCGACTGATCCGGTTATCGACATGCAGGCCGGGACATTGACAATCGCCGCGCTCATTATCCAGCGTGTTGCCAGCCATTCACGATACATCTACCGGACTACGGGGACGCCGACACTGAATCTGACAAAGGTTTGGATCGATAATCCATCGAACTCCACGGCGATTGATGATGCGATTTTTTACAATTGGACCAGCGGCACCCTAAACGTGGACGGCGGTATCGTACGAAGTTTCAGTGCGCTTGTAGATGACTGCGTAACGAATGCCCTCGTGACGTTTGACAATGTGGATTTCTATGGCTTGGGCCGTTACTCATTCATCGAGGGCGGAAATTTCACCCACTGTTATTTCGATGGCATAACCTATAGCACGAATCCGGTTCGGCGCGGGGGTTCGATTTCCAGCATTGCCAACACTGGCACGGCCGACGGATCGACTGAATACAATCCTGGCGGATCGACTGGATTTTACTCTGTGGATTCGATTAATGACACGCAGGCGACGCCGAATTACCCGCCGTCGATTTCGTCCGACCTCAATGTATCGTCAGTCACGGCCAATGGTGCAGCATTCGCGTGGACGGTCGGTTGTCCGGGTCGAACCGTGGTCATGATCGACGATGCGGCGCGAACAGTCAATGGGTGGTTCGATTCCGCTGAATATGTCGGTGTCGGCTGGGAAAGCTACACGGAATGGATTGATTATTCCGGCAAGGGCAAGACGATTGACACGCTGACCAGCCGGACGCGGACCATTGCGAACCATTTGAAGGACAATACGGCATTCAAGGGGCGCCTGAAGTTTATTCCCTTTTGGGAAGACCCAACTGACGCCGTGCATGGATCTGAGCAGTCGTTTACGACGCTGGCGAGTAGCACGACGCCGACGTTCTCCGGCATTGTCAGCCTGACTGATATGGGTGACGGCACTCTGCTGGCCACTTGGACCGGGGCAACGGATGGTGTGAAATTTGAGGTGCACCTTCACACGTCCAGCATGAACGATACGAATCTGGATGCTCGAACCTATGTTGTTGGTTGTGTGGATGACAATGGTGGGTCGAGTTATTCTTACCGGATTGCCGTAACGGCTCAGGGCGCCGCCAAGCTGACCAAGAACACAACCTACTACTGCGCGGTGCGGGCGATTGGCGCCGGGGGTCTGGATGACGGAAACACGGTCAATGCCAGCAAGAAGGTGACCAATCCCGTCGATCTTGGCAGCGTTGATGTCGTCATCCCTCAGGGTGCGCCGGTGTCGCTGCAAACGACGGCGACGGCGATTTATACCTGTCCGTCCGGCAAGGTGGCGTCGGTCAAATTGTCCTGCGCGAACGTGGACAGTTCCAGCCGGCCGTTGACGCTGCATCTGGTTCTCTCCGGTGGTTCGGAAGCGGCAACGAACAAGCTGGTCAACGCAGTGGTGTTGTCAGCGAACGCGGATCCGAATAAATACGGCCCATTCGTGCTTAACGCCGGGGACAAGATCAGCGGATTGACCGATTCGAATGACAAAGTGGTTGCGACTCCTACCCCTGTGGAGGTAACGCTATGACACTCCTGGCAGGCCAGAAGAAAACGCTGTTACGAGGCAAGGGTAATCCGCCGGGCTGGCCGCAAAATTGGGAATTTCCTGGATCCAATCCACCTGGTTGGCCGAGACCGATTGCTGACGGCCTGGTGGAGTTCCATGTTGACCGTGATGTGAAGTTGGAAATCTACTGCCAAGACAGTTTTGACGAGGATACGGACGCTCTTGTCGGGCACTATTTCGAGGTTGAAGCGTTTGACCAGAACGGGAACCGGGTGCGCCTGCGCGACTCCGAGGATGTTCCTTGGGCCATGCGCGCACTGATTCAGATCGGACCCACCGAGAATGCGCATTTTGGATTTTCTCGCTTTTTGCAGTTCGATCTGGTGCGGGCGGTTGGTCGAGTCCGGGGGCGGGTCAGGGTGTTCGGCGACTCCTCCACTGCTATGACAGATTTCGAGGTTCGGAAATGAGTTTCGCGTATGCAGCCAAGGCGCCAGCGGCGGTAAGCTGTCCATCCGGTCCTCCGGGCTGGCCGTCTGGCTGGCCTTTGGAGCCCGGTCCGCCGTGGCCTCCGGGCGAATGGCCTATTGCCATTGAGGCGGGCGACTACACCCTTGATGTCGATATTTCAACTCATGTGACGACCGAGGATCTGGACTGCGTGGAACTGGAATCGCGGATTCTCGATGAATTCGGCGACGACACGGACGATTTGTCCTGCCACTGGATTCGTGTTAGCGCGACGATTGACGGAACTCCTGTGTCCATGCGTCTGGATCCGGCGGATGATTGGGTGACGGAATTACTGCTTCCCGCCGTCAATTTCGAGGGAACGAAGATTGGGGCCTATGAGTGGGTGTATTTGGATTTGGACAGCGCGGACTATCTGAAAACGATAGAATGGTCGTTGGATATCCCGACAGTAGATCCAGTGGTGGAGAACGAGGCGGAAACATTTGTGCTGGCGCCGATGGAAACAGAGCTTGTTGTTGACGCTTCAGACACATACATCGAATCTGCTGAGAGCATTTTTCCATACGGTAATCATATATATGTTGCGGCAAGAGGCAGTGATCGTGTCAGCAAGTTTTTGAAAGCTGATCTGAGTTTGGTTTCGAGCATTAATAATTCGACGGTCTTTGCAAACCTATATTCATTGGCAGAAGATGGCGGATATCTTTTTTCGATAGAATCCGGTGGATATATTGGCGAAATTCGTCTTTCTGATTTTTCATTGACGCGATCTTACGACATCCCATCTGTTGGCGGTGCCCAGCTTGCTGTTGCCGTAGATTCAAATTATGTTTATGGTGGTGGCGATACCAATAGCCGTCTTACTAGGGTGAACAGGTTGTCTTTTGTTGCCGACGGATTCTTGTCGTCAGCGTCTGCGCTTGACGGAATTCGTGAAATATTGATTCGTGACGGATATTTGTGGGTTTTGGCGTCTGACGACGATATGATCACTCGGATAAGCGTAGCATCATTCAGTATTGTTGACAGTCTTTCCGATGTTTCCATGGATACTGCGAGTTCAATGGCTTTTGGTGATTCTTATTTGGGAGTCCTTTCATATGTCGAAGATATTGTAACATTTATTGATCCTGAAGATTTTTCAATCGCCGGGACGGTTTCTGGTATTACGTCAAATTCCGGGTCAGAAATCAAGTTTGCCGACGGATATTTTTACGTTACAGCTTCAGGTTCTCCAGGGCAAATCAGGCGGATCCGGGAGTTTTCAATGGAATTGGTGGAAACGTATTCTGATTCGGCAGGACTGAGAAATGCTGGATGTTTTTGTGTTTCTGGTGGATTCGCTTACTGTTCGCCAGATGATGGAACCGGTAACGATAAACTTTCAAAAATCAATCTTGGTTATTCGTAGAGGAGGTTGTCATGGGTGGTGGAGCACAAAGTCTTGGCCCCGGTGGAGCCGCATGGAATCGTCAGCCACAAGTTTATGACCCGCTGGCTGGTTGGAATCGTATCAATGCAGGTTCCCAATACGGTCTTGCGCCCGGGATTGAAATCCGGCAGAACGCAAACGGAACGTATGGCGTTGTCCGTCAGTGGGATAAATCGAAGGTCGTTGGCCGTGCCGGCAGCATTGAAGAACTCATGAATTCTCCCCAGTTCAGCGCGAATTGGCGCACGGGTCCGGCGCCGGCGATGCCGGGCCAGGGTGGCGGTGCCGCAGGCGGTGGCACTCCGGCCCCCGGCGCAACGGGTGCCTACATGCCTCCGACTCAGACGGCTGGCATGCCTGGTGAATATACCCCTCCGGCCAGTGGCATTCCTGGCAATCCGGCGATCAACCCGCTGATTGAGGATTTTCGCGCGCAACAACAGCGCGCCAACCAGGCCAACGAAGCCCGATATGCTGATATCAAGGGTCAGCACGAAGGCCAATACACAAATATCATGGGCCAGTTGGAAGGACTTGGCACTCAGCAAAAAGCCGATGTCAACACGCAGTATGCGGGGATTGGGTCGCGGATCGGTCAGGACATGGTTTCCCGCGGCCTGTCAGGGACGACCATCGCTCCGACGATGGCCATGGGCGTGGAACGTGAACGGCAGGCGGCTCAGTCCCGGTTGCAGGAGGGATTGACCCGTGAACGCCTCGGCTACCAGACCAGTCTCATGGGCGACAAATTGGCCTTCATGGAGCGTCGAAACGATGTCGGTCCGGACGTGGGTCAGTTCAATGCCCTGCTGAACGCCTACGGTCAGGCTGGAAGCCCTGGCGGAAATGGTTCAGTGACCTATGGCGCCGGTGGCGGTGCATCGTATAATATGGGCGGCGGTGGTGTTCCGGGTGGTGGAATCGGTGGCGCCGGTAGTCCGGTTCCCGTTGGCATGGGTCAGGGCGCGCCATTTGTCCCGAACCAGAACGGGTTCGGTGTGGCGCCGGACAAGTCGCCCACGATGGTGGCTCCCGCGCCGGGTGGTGGCACGACCTCCACGTATATTCAGGGAGTGGTTCGCCGCGATGCCAACGGTAACCCCATTCCCATTCAGGGGCCGGCGCCGACGACCGTTACCCAGACGCCGCGCGGGACGACCTACACTCGGATCATGGGTCCGAAAACGACGGTCCAGCCGTCCGCATCACAACTGCAAGCGCAGATTCGCGCGCGCAGCATGCGGGCGCCGGAACGGGCAGGCTGGTAACCAGGGGACAACATGGCCATCAACGTAAGTTACAATACCGATCCTCGCCTTTCCGGGACAGCCGCCTATGCAGCCGGCGCCGGCGAGTATCAGCAGCGTCAGCAGCAGCGCGGTGATGCTCTGGCGGCCCAGGCGCGGCAGGCTGGCATGCAACAGCAGCAGCTTGACTTGCAGCGCGAAAACATGCAGTTGGCCGACAAGCGGTATTACGAGGGGATCGAGAACGAAGTTGACCGTGACCTCTGGATGTCGCAGCAAGGGTTGATCGAGCGCGAACAGCAGATCCAGGGCCAGATGCGCCTGGGCGATCATGCCGCCGAATTGGAGCGCACTCAACGTCTTCAGATGATGCCGTGGGCGCAGCGGCAACTGGAACAGATGGAAGAAGAAATGTTCCGGATCCAGATCGACCCGTCGTTGGACGATTTCGAGCGCGAGTCCGCGATGCGGGAAAAGGGATTGCAGTTGCAGCGGGTTCACTCCGCCGCGAATGCCGCGCAGCGCGCACAGTCACGTTTTCCGCAGGGGCAGGATGTCGGCGATTCGTGGAATGATGGCAACACCGGCGCGATGATCACTCGTGATAACGACGGCAATGTCCGGCTGCTGCTGAAACCGGACGAAATCAATCCGGAGCCGAAGGGCGTTCCGCAGTTTAAGGATTTGGCGGCAATTCAGAAATCGGCGTATGAGGCTTTGACGCGAATGACTGGTGATGGAACGATGGTTCCGCCAACTCCACAGGATGTTGAAGATTTTACTATGCGGATTTTGGCACTTCGGAATCGAATTATGAACCAGTCTCCCGCCGCGCCCGTGGAACAGCAAGGCGGAATGCCACCGCCAGAACAGTCAGCCCCGGTTCAGGATCCCATGCAGGGCGTCGCGCCACAAGGTGACCCGGAAGAATTGCGCCAGGCTGCATTGCAGGCCGCGCCGCAACCTGACAAGCTGGTCGGTGATCAAGGCAAGGAGTGGTTTCGGAATGCTGTTGGCGTCGAAAATGATGAGGTTGGCGTTGTTGTAGATGCCGTTTTTGATTTGGTTTTTACGCAGGGTAAAAATCTCATTTCGCCCGAAGGCAGGGCTTTGCTTGAAGGCTTACCCGAACCGGAAATCCGTAAAATAGCTCGCGCCCTTGCTGCCACCGGCGCTATGTCTGAATTGATCAAAGATGAACGCAAGCAGAAAATCAATGAAGCCAAAGGCCGCGCTCCGCGTAGCGCTTCTATGTTGTCAGGGAACATGGCGCCCGCTGGTTGGGGGCGGTAATGGCCGATCCACTGGCGATCTTGCAAGACGAATTGCAGCGCGCTGAACAGCCCGTGCAGGATCCCATTGCCATCTTGAAGGATGAATACTATACCCAGATCGAGCAACAGCCCGAGGCGGTTCCTCAACCGAAAAACTACGGGCTTCCCCCGCGCTACAAGTGGAATTCTCTCGGGCCTATCGGGTCCGGTGAAACCGTTTCCCGCCTCGGGAAATCTGGCGAACTCGTGCCGTTTGTCGGCATGTTCAGTAGTGTGAAAAAACTTCATGGTGTTCGGTCGGCGCTGGATGCGCTGGACGCCGAACAGAAGGGGACCAGCGATCCGCTGGACGATACAACGCGGACGCAATATCAGGACACGGTGCAGGAATTCCTTGCCAATTACGAGTATGCCCAAACCCGTGGCTACAGTCTGCCGGCGGAAATTTCCAGCGTGGTTGCCCAGATGGTGCCATTCGCCATCGAAATTTGGGCCACGGGTGGCATTGCCGGCAGTGCGCGCGCCGGTGTCGGCGCTATGGGTAAGCAAGCCTTGGGCATGGTCGGCAAGGGCATGTTCAAGCGCGCCGCCATAAAAATGGCTACTCGTGGCGGGGCATTGGCGGCTGCTGGCATGACGCGCGCGGCGCTCATGCCGGGTCGAATCGCCAAAAAGTATGAAGAGCTTCGCATGCCGAAAGTCCATGTTGCGCCCAATGGCGAACTGACGATCAACCGAAATGAGGACGGCGCGGCAACGGCATTTTTCAAAGCCTTCGGCGATGTCGCTATCGAAAACATTTCCGAGGAAACCGGGTCGCATATTGGCAAGGCTTTGTCGAAAATTCCCGGCGTGGACGCGGCCAAGCAAAAGATCGTTCATGCCATTTCAAAGGCATGGGGTCAGACGGGTAAAAGTTCCGCTGAACTTATGCGTCGTCTGGCTACCAAAGCCGGATACCATGGCGTCCTCGAAGAAATTGGCGAAGAACGACTTGGCGACGCTCTCCGGGTGGTTACTGGTGTTGACAATTTCGGCCTTGAGGGTGACGAGAATACCACCTTCAATCGCGCCGTGGCGGCGATTCCTTCCGGACGTCAACTACTCATTGAAACCGCCTCCTTCATGGTTCCTGGTGCCGTGCAGCAAGCCGGCGCCCGGATCATCGACCGGAAGGCCAGCGCCATGCGCGCGGCCGACGAAAAGGCGCAGCTTGACGATGCCGTGCGCGCCAACCTTCGATCCCCGGAAGGCGCCCGTGATTTCGTGGATATGTTCCCCGAGGCGGCCACGGAAATTGGCGCCACAAGTTCCCCGAGCCGGGCCATCCTCGACAAATACTTTCCGGATATCCGCTGGTCGAGCCGGGAACGCATGGAATTTGCCGATGCCGTCCGGGGGGCGTTGGCGGAGAAAAACAAGGGTGCCACGGTGCCGGCGCAGGAAGCCACACAGGAAGCCCCGGAAGTGGCGCCTGAACCCGTCCAGCCGGCCGCTTATGAACCCGAGGCCGTCACTGAGGCCCCCGCCTTGGAACCGATTCCTGAGCCTGTAGTGCAGCCAGAACAGCCTGCGGCGCCAGTTCAACAGCCGATTGCTGAACCTGAACAAACTCAACAACCTGAACAATCTGTAGATGACAACCCGGACATTCGCCTGGCCGGGGCGGTTTCCGATGCCTTGAAAAGTGGTAAGTCATTCAAAAACAAGGACTTCTTTGACCTTGCTGACCAAGTTTACGGCGGCACGCGGGCCGAAGGCAAATACCGCTCGTCCGACGCCTATGACGCCATGGAACTTGGCGTAAACCGCTACGTGGGCGAGATTATCGCCTCCCGGCCTGATGCCGCCGGCGCCAAGGAAGCCATTGGCCAGATCGGTCAGATCGTTGACCGCCTGCCCACCCAGACAAACCGCACGGGCGAAAAGGACGTTCTGCAACAGTTTTCGACCCCGCCGGACTACGCCTTTGTGGCGGCATGGGCGGCAAATATCAAAGAGGGGGATGCCGTCCTGGAGCCGTCCGCCGGCACCGGATCCCTGGCTACCCATGCCAGGACGGCCAAGGCCACTGTCACGGCCAACGAACTCTCCAAGCGCCGTGCCGCGCTCCTGAAGTCCCTGGGCGTCGATGTCATGACGGAGGACGCGGAGCATATCAGCAACCTGATCCCAGAAGGGAAGCGGCCTAACGTGGTTCTCATGAACCCGCCGTTCTCGCATTCCGGTGAGCGCATGGGGACAACGAAGATTGCCGGCATGGACCGGCGCCATGTGGCCTCGGCCCTGAAGGCACTGAAGCCGGGCGGCCGTCTGGTGGCGATCATCGGTGCGCCGATGCGCGGCGAGGAATCCAACGCTTCCCGCCAGTGGTTTGCCGACATTGCCAAGGAATATGCCGTCCGGGCGCACGTCATGGTCGGCCGCGGCGTGTATCGGAAATACGGCACGACGTTCCCGACGCGCATGCTGGTGATTGACAAGGCGGGTCCGGCGCCGCTGCCCAAGATTCAGAATGCCGAAACGCTGGAACAACTGGTCGATCTACTGGAAGGTGTTCGCAATGCAAAAGTCAGTCCTGCAAGCGGTCAAGCGGCTGAACCAACGGCCGATCAACCAGTTGGCCAAGAAGTTCCTGTTGCAAGAGAAACAACCGCTCCGGTTGCACGTCCAGCACAGCCTGGACCTGCTCCAGTGGTTGCTGGAGAACCGGCCGGAGTCGGCGCAGGGCGATCCGGCGGAACTGAGGGAGGCGGCCGCGATGCTGGAATACCACAGCAACCAGGACCAGGTGTTGAAGCTGCTGACAGAGGGGTTGCCGAAGGACGCGATCGAGGCGACAAACCCGGTGGACCTGGCGGGGCCAATGTCGAACTGGCTGGCAATGAGTCTGCCGTCGTCGAACGAGTAGAAGCGCCGGTTGAGAGTGTCCAGCCGACTGCTGCCGCGTCTGAATCCACGGAATCCTCTACTGTTGACGAGAACGAGGAATCGGAGATCACCGAGGCCGTGTTCGATCCGTGGAAACCGACAACCAATTTCGGCGGCAAGAAGCATCCTGGTTCATTGGCAGAATCCACCGCCTTGGCTGCTATCAAAATGCCGGTGATGAAAACCAAGGTCCATATCCCGAAGGATGTCATTGAAACTGGCCGGCCGTCCGAATCGCAGCTTGAAGCCGTGGCTTACATTGCACAGGCACATAATACTATGTTGCCAGGGACGGAAATTCGATCTGCCGGTGCCTTGGGTGACGGCACAGGATCGGGTAAGGGCATTACCCTTGCGTCAATTATTTTAGACAACATGATGCAGGGCCGAAAGAAGGCGTTGTGGATTAGCAAAAATCAAGATTTAGCAGAAGCCGCTAGGTTGGATTGGCAGAAAATCGGACAATCAGCCGATGATATTTTCCTGCTGAATGATTTCAAGGCCAGTGATCCAGTTGATAAAGACACCGGGATTCTTTTCACGTCTTATTTTACGATGGCAAAGGATTATAAGATTCCGGCCAAAAGCCGACTTCAACAGATTATTAACTGGGTTGGCGCGGATTTTGATGGGGTCTTGATCTTTGACGAATCGCATATCATGGGCAATGCCAATAAATCGGGTCGCAAAGAAGCGGCGGCGGTGGCTTTGGCCGGTATCGAATTGCAAAACGCCCTACCCAATGCGCGGATCGTCTATTCCTCGGCCACGATGTTCACCGAAGTGCGAAACATGCTCTATGCTGAACGCCTTGGCCTATGGGGGCCAACCACTTCGTTTCCGACAAAAGAAGATTTTATCAACGCGGCCAATGAGGGCGGCGTGGCATTCATGGAAATGATTTCGCAAAACCTGAAAGCGTTTGGCAAATATATAGCGCGCAGCCTTAGTATGAACGATGGGACGCCAGAAGGCACGGTGGACTACAGCATCCTCGAACACAAACTGACGGATGAACAAAAGACTTCCTATGATATTTTCGCAAAAACGTGGAGCCTGATTTACAAGAACATGCATACCATGTTCGAGCATTTGGGCTACAAGGGCCGTGACAAGGCGAATGCTGAAGGCATGTTCCAGTCGTCGGTGCAGCGGTTCTTTGGTCAAGTCCTGATGGCGCTGCAAGCTCCGGCAATGATCAAGTCGATCCAGCAAGACTTGAAGGACGGAAATTCCGTCTTGATCCAGTTGACCAACACCGGCGATGCCGCCCAGGAACGCGCCATTGCGGAACGCGAAAATGAAGACGATGAAATTGACGTGACCCCGCGTGAAATGTTGACACGGTTTCTGGATGCAGCATTTCCCACCACCATCATGGTCGAATCCATTGACGACATGGGCAATAAGGTTACGGCGCCCTTACTGGATTCCCAAGGCAAGCCGGTTGAAGATCAGGAAGCCGTTCGTATCCGCGAAAAGCTCAAAGACGACCTCGGCATGGTAGCATTTCCGGAAAATCCGTTGGATATGCTCATCAATCATTTCGGGCCGGACATGGTAGCCGAAGTGACAAGCCGAAAACGGCAAATCCTGCGGAGCAAAGACGGAAAAATTCAGATTAAGAATCGTGGTGGAAAGGGCGCGAACCTTGCGGAACAGAAGGCATTTCAGGACGGCAAAAAGCGGATTGTCATTTTCAGCAAGGCCGGCGGCACTGGCGCCAGTTACCACGCCGATCTTGGGGCCAAGAACCAACAGAAGCGCATTCACTACCCGTTCCAACCCGGATGGGAAGCCAACGTGTTCTTTCAGGGGCTTGGTCGATCACACCGCACCAACCAGAAGCAGGCGCCATCCTATCGCCTGATTACCACCGACCTTCCCGGCCAGCGCCGTTTCATTTCCACCATTGCCCGGCGCATGGAACAAATGGGTGCGCTGACACACGGCAACCGCAAGGCCACTGGCGGAGTGTTCAAATCCACGGACAACCTGGAATCCAAGGAAGCCCTCGATGCTCTCCGTTATTTCTTGCTGAAGATGCGCGACAATGATGTTGCCGATATTTCGCGTGACGAATTTGAATCGGCAACGGGGCTGGACCTTGAAAACGACACGCAATTCCCAACCATGGGTCGGTTTCTGAATCGCATTCTTGCTTTGCCTTTTCAAATGCAGGTCGATGTCATGAACCAGTATTTGAAAGTGCTGGAAGACAAAATTGAACTGGGAAAGGCGTCTGGGCAGATCGACCAGGGGATTGAAAATTACAAGGCGGAAAAGATCACCGAGAATCAGACCAAGGAAGTCTATCACGATCCGGAAAGCGGGGCTAAGGCGTTCTATCACAAGCTGACGGCCACCCATAAGATCGCCGTCCGTGAATGGCGCGACGTGCGGACGGCGCATTCATTTGTGGTCAACAAAAAGAGTGGCAATATCTTTGCCGTGGAAGACGGCCCGGACAAAACGGATGATGTCAGTGGCCGCATGTATAAGACGTATCGTTTACGTGGCCATGGCGACCGCACCAATATTGTCGAGCGCGCGGAATTGGACGCCAATCGTTCAGGTAATTGGCAGCACGTTTCCGACAAAAAGGAAGCGGAGAAGTTGTGGGATGAGGGTTTGAAAACTGCGCCCAAGACACGCGAAAATGAAATCCATCTGATTTCCGGTGCGTCCCTGCCAATCTATCACAAACTCGGACGTGGCCAGCCTCGTGTTATGCGTATGATGGTTGGAAAAAAGAAGCTTCTGGGCCGTATCATTAGCGCGGACGTGATTGAGGAAGTTCTCCAGAATATTGGTGTGGCTAATGATCCGGTCAAGGTATCCAGTGGCGAAGCCTTTGACAAGGTGATGAATGGCAATATCCAGCTCATTTTAGATAACGGCTGGAAGATCCGAAAAATGATGGTGGGCGGTCAAAAGCGCATCGTCCTGGATGGTCCCACCATTTACCATGCGAAAGCTCTTGCCAACGTGGGCGTTTTTACGGAGCGTGTTGGTGGCGCCCTCAAGACCAACTTTTTCATTCCTGCCACCCAGGAAGGACTTGCCGCTGTCACCACCGAACGGCCCATTGTCCGGCTCATGTCGTTGGATTCCACCGAACACATGGCTGCCATGGCACCCTACTCCAATACCGATGTTCCCGGCGGTTTCACCAATACCGGCAATACGGCCGCGCCCACCATCGGCAAGCACGAGATCGTGTCCGATATTTCCCGGATCTTCGGCGTCAAGATCGGTTTTGGCAATGTTCCCAAGGGTGTGGGCGGCCGCTATCGGACCTTCGTTGAAACGGCGCGAATCCACGGCCGTGAAGCTGCGATCCTTGCCATTGCCGCGCATGAAGTGGCGCATCACCTTGATAAAAAGACTTCCATCCGGGATCTGTGGTCCGGCCAGGCTGAACGCGAACTTCAAGCCATGGACTACGAGCCGAAAGACCGGGCCTTTGAAGGGTTCGCCGAATATATCCGCCGGTGGACGTTTGGCGACGAAACCCTGAAATCGACAGCCCCGATGTTCGACAACTGGTTCTGGACCCAATGGGCCGATAAGAACCCGGAATGGGTGTCGCGCCTGGAGCAAATGAAGGACTTGATCGACCGCTACCGCAACCAGACCGTTCTGAAGCAGGTGGTGGCCAATATCCACTTTGATCCGAAGCAGTCTGACAAGGACGTTGGCGAATCGACCACAGCCTATCTGGCGCGGCTTACCCGTGAGGCCGGGCATCGGTTTTACGCACAACACAAGGACCAGTTCCATTACCTGCACCGGATGGAGAAGGACGCAATTAAGCAGGGCTACAAGCCTGGCCCTGGCAATATTGGCCCCTATGAAAAAGCCCTTACCATGTTCCAGTCCGGGGCTTCCTTGGCCAATACGGCCATCGAGGAAGGCGTTTTTCTCATTGGCAATGACGGTCAGAAGATCAAACGGATCAGCCGTGGTTTGCGTGAGATATTCGAACCGATTTCACCGAAGGAACGCACGGATTTCACGGCTTATGCCTATGCGCGGTCGGCCATCGAGGCATGGAAAGAGGGAACTAATCCCGGTATCGAGAAGGCCCAGGCCAAGGCGGTTTACGATCAGCTCCACAATGAAAAGTGGGAAGCCGTGGCAAAGGAGTGGACTGGCTTCAATGACAGCCTAATTGTCATGATGGCCGATGCCGGCGTGTTGTCGCGGGAAACGGCGCAGACGATCATTGCATCGCACAAGAACTACCTGCCGTTCATGCGGTCGGCGGAAGATGTCCGGCGCGCCAAGGATCGTGGCGCGGCATTGCTAAATCTTCCCAACCCTCTCAAGCGCCGCTTTGGATCCAACCTGCCAATTATCGACCCCGTGCAGGCCACCATCGAGCGCGCCGTGCGGTTCTATAGCGCGGCGGCACATCAGACGATTATGAATTCAGCGGCCAATCTGGTCCTGAAAACGGAAGGCATGGGCAAATGGGGCGAAGTGGTTGCGCCCGGCCTGAAGGCTACCAAAATTCCGATGACGGAAGTGAACGAAATTCTGGAAGACATGGGATTCACCATTGCCAACATGGAATCTGGCGACAAGATTTCCCAGTTGGAAGAACACGAGCTTGACGACCTTGCGTATTCCTTCATGACGATCTACCGGCCGGACTACTTCTATCGTGGCCGCAAGCCAATTGGTCGCGTATTCGTCAACGGCCAACCGAAGATGTTTGAGTGGGACAAGGACATTTACCGCACACTGTCCGGGATGGACGTGGTTCAAATTCCGTGGTTCGTTCGCATCCTCGGAAAATTCACCAACCTCATGAAACTGGGGGCAACCGGAGTCAGTGCCGGATTCGCGGTCGGCAATCTCATCCGTGACTATCCCGCCTTCCTGATCCAGCGGAAACACGCTACCGGCCTCAAGGGCGCCTTGCGCGCCGCTCCCGTGCCACTGCCCGGCACGGCCCTAACCGATTACATTATGTCACTCTGGAACGAAATGCGCGGCGGCGAAGGCGATCCTGTTGTCAAGCTATGGAAACAGTTTGGCGGTGAACTCGCGCAAAGTCTGGGCATGGACAAAAAGAAGATTTCCGTTACGGCCGACCAGTTGTTTGGCAAGCGGTCCACGGCAACCTTTGTGAACATGGCGAAGCATCCGATTGATGCGCTCCGGACTATTATCTCCGTGTCCGAAGTTGGCCCCCGTATCGCTGAATTCGAGGCGGCGCTTGCCAAGCAGGGTTATACCCGAGAAGCCATGAAGGCTGGTCAAGTGCCGCCGCTTGGCGTGATTATCCCCGCCATGAATGCCAGCAAAGATGTCACATTGAATTTTCAGCGCATGGGCTACCATGGCCGCGTTCTCAATCAAATCTTCCCGTATTGGAACGCACAGCTTGAAGGCGTTGACAAAACAGTCCGGACAATCAAGGACGATCCGAAACGGGCGGCAATCAGCATCGCGGCCTTGGTATCCGCCGGTATCGTTTACTGGATGCGCGTTCATGACGAGGATTGGTATAAGGAATCCGCGCCATGGTTGAAATATGGAACATGGGTTATCACGGATGACGAAGGCAATCCGATTGCACGGCTTCCGCGCCCCCATGAATGGAATTGGCTGTTTGTCGCAAGCACGGAAGCATTCATGAATCGCTGGAATGACGAAGATCCGAAGGCGGTGCAGGAATGGATTTCCGGTGTGACTTCGGCAACCCTGCCGGGGGCGTGGCCATCGCTGATTACCCCATTGGTAGAAGTGATTGCCAATAAAGACCTGTCATTCACTGGCAATCCAATTGTCAATGACACGCTCCAGGAACTTCCTGCGGAACGCCAGTTCACGCCCCAGACTACGGAAACCGCCAAGGCCGTTGGCCGCTGGCTTGGCTGGTCACCGGCAAAGATCGAGCATTTCGTCAACCGTGTTTCCGGTGGCCTGTATCGCAAAGCAACCGTTCCCGTGGAAGGTGCGTTTACCGGGTTCGACAAGTATTCCTCGGCCGATCTTCCGGTAATCGGCCGTTTCATGATGCGGAATGACTACCCCGCAAGCCTGAACGAGTTCTACGCTGAACTGGACGATCTGAGTAAGGAAGCCAAGGCGGAAAAGCAGGATGGCACGGAAGGCGTTGCCGCGCGCGAATTCAACACCATGGACCGCTACCGCAACGTCATGAGCGCCATGCGTGATTTGCGCGACAAGGCAAGCAAGGAAGAAGCCGTGTTGATCGACCGCTACCGGATCGGCCTTGCGCGCCAGGCACTTGACAAGGACCGGCTGGAACGATACCCGACACCATGGAAGGACGAGAACGCTCCCGAGGCCGTCCAGAAGGAGATGGCGCGCATTGTCGGCAGCGCGGCTTATCAGGCCAGCGCAGCGCGTCCACAGCGGCAAATGGGCGAGTCCATCGACCACTACCGCGAGCGCCTTGCCGAACATGAAAAATCCGTGAAGAACGCGGAAGCCTTCTTGGACGAAACGGGGCTGGAGGCAGTCGATATCCGACCCATGATGCTCGGCGAAATGCGCCGGCGCGGCTTGAAAACGGCCAACGAAGGCGCCGCGCGCCGTCTGCGTTCACTGGGCGATGACGACAGCGACCGATAATATTTCCATTTTCCCCCTTGATTCTATTCGCGCCGCAGGCTACCATCTGAGCGTGGCCTCGGAACCACACTGCATACACTGAATGTCGTCGCCGGCGCGGGATCCCCCGAGGCCACTCTCGTGTCCGGGCGCGGCTGTAACCTTTCGGGGTTGCAGCCGCCGTATTCATCGGGAATTTTGTGGCAAAACTGAAGATCGTCTATATCGACAAACACGGAGCGCCATACATTGCGGAATGGCGGCCGGAAAACTCGCTGGATATGGACGAGAAAGTGTTCAAATTCTGGGTTGATGGCGAATTGGATTACGACGACATGCTGAAAATCCGCAAAATCATATTTGCCTGCACGACCCTCTGCAACATCCGCACTCTACCCACCTACCAGGAGAAAAAGTAATGAGCGATATCGTCCAGCTACCCGGCGCGCAATCCAAGGCGCCGCTGCAATTCAAGGTCTATGCCTCGCCTGGTGGCGGGGTAAACATCTCATTCTCGGAACCCGTCACCGACTTTCGTATGGTGGCGCCGCAAGCCGTTGACTTGGCTTTCCGCCTGGTCCAGATATCGCTTGCCACGGTCCAGCTTGACGCGCAGACTCGCATTGCCGCTAAGAACATTGCCGCCCTGAAGCATCCGGGGATGCCCAATGGATAAGCCCTCCACGTCGATCAGCGAGGCCAATTCCTGCCTTGCCGCCGTCGGCTTCAAGAAGATCATGGGCCTGACCGAAGAACAGTCGCCGGAACAGGTGGACGGAATGAAATTCCATTCTGCCATCGAAGGTTTCTGGAAAACTGGCGAAACTCGGGCGATCAATCCGCGCATCGACAAGTGGGTGGCCGCCTATCTGGCATTGCCGGATGTCGCCGAAATTCAGGCGGCAAAAAAGGCGGTGGAACTCAAAACCACCAAGGATTTTGACGGCCTGACAATCAATGCACGAACCGACCTCGCCTATCAGCATGAAGGCCAGACCATCGTTGTTGACTACAAGACGCGCTCCAAAAAGGCGCTCTCGTATGGCGGCGAAACAATTTCCAGCCAGGAGAAGTTCCAGCTTGCCACCGAGGCATGGATGCTCAATCTCCCGCTACCAGCCAAGGGCGAAATTCACATCGTCGTCAAGGATAAGGATGAGCCGTTCGCCTACATCCTTGAAGGCTGGATCGACGAATCCGATATTGCCATCGTGAAGGCGCGCTTTGAGGAATTGCGCCGAGCCTATGAGACAAAGGTATTCCGGCCGGAGCCGTCGTTTAAATGCCGGAATTGCAGCTTTATCGAACAGTGCCAAGAAGGGCGCGCGTTCAATGGCGATTTCAACCCACCGAAGAATTCACCACCACAGAAAGGACAGGACATGGTTGTTTTGAACAGTTCAAAAGATTTTGCCACTCAAAAGCGGTATCTCAAGCTGCTTTTGGTTGGGGAAACCGGGACGCTGAAAACGCGCACGGCACTGGCGTTTCCGAAACCCGTCGTCATTGACATCGAGGGCGGCACCCAGTTCTACCAGGAGGAATTCGACTTCAAATGGTCGAAAACGCAAGACCTCAAGGCTATCGACCAGATTTTTACCATGATGGCCCAGAACCCGGAGTTCGACACACTGGTGATCGACCCATTCACCCTCTACTGCGATGCAGTTCGGACCTATTTCATGAACCTGTTTTTGGTTCACGAAACCGGCAAAACCAACAAGGGTGAATACTTCCGCATGGATGCCAAGGACTACGCTCCCATTGCGGACTACATCGAGCCGCGCCTCCGCTTTCTGACGCAACTCAACTGCCATGTGGTCCTGACGACGCATGACAAGGACGAGTATATTGGCCGGGAAAAATCAGGCCGGAAGGTTCCCGACGCGCAAAAGCACGTCGAACGCTACATGGACGTGGTGATCTACTTGACACAGCACTTGGACGCCAACAACCAGACGGTGGTTGTCGGACAGGTCAAGAAGGACCGGACCCATCGGCTTCCTAGCCGAATTGAAAACTTCTGCTTTGACACGCTCAAGGGCTATTGGGCCGATTATCTGGGGCTAACGGCCGGAAAATCAGTGATGGAAGTTGGAGTTGATGGCCAGGCGGTTGCCGTGCCGACCGTGGCCCCCATTGCGGCCCCGGTAAGCGCGCAAACCAATGGCGCTCCCGTGCCGGCGGCTCCTGTTGCGGAGATGGCCACAGCTTCTTCACCTCGCATTCACGTCGAAACACCGGGTTCCCAGGATGCCAGCCCGGCTACTCGCGGCAAGATCCAGACCAAGTTCCAGAAAATGGGCGGCTCTCCGGAAGTCGCCGATGACTGGATGGCCTCGTGGATTGCCAGGCAAAACGGAAACGGGTTCACCCAGACCCGCCTTCTCGCCGCGGCTACCGGCCTGGCCGCCAAGGATATCGCCCTGTTTGCCCTGGGTGATCTGAAGGGCGCCCTGAACATCGACCAGCCGATTTGGGAGCAAATTCTCAAGAATCGCTCCGTCACCAAGGCTTCCGAACTGTCGGAGGCCGCGATTTACGAACTTCTCGGCAAGCTGGAAGGAGGTATGAACCAGGACGAACTGAGCGCGCACGTTGCGCGTTGGCCCTTTCGGGCGAAGTCCACACCACCCGCGAACTCTTGACCAGTTGGCAGGGTATCAGGCGGGAGGGATACCCCGTCACTGCATGTATCCATCACAAAAAACACTGAACATGGAGGATTGATTTATGGCCAGAGTTCATTACGAAGATCTGCCGGACAGTCCGGACGAGTTGGACAAGTTCAACATCTTGAAGGCCGGCTTCCACGACTGCGTGATCGAGTCCCACAAGATCCACGATTCCGAGGATCCGGACACGGCGCCGGACGTGATCGAGGTTCGTTTGCGCGTTCAGGAAGGCGCCTGCAAGGGTCAGACCCACAATGAGCGCATCAAGCTGCCGTTCCCCGGCGAAAAGGACGGCGCCAAGAAGAACCGGCAGATCTTCTTGCTGAAAACGGGCGTCATTTCCGAGAACGATTTCAAGGCCGGCACCCGCTGCCCAATCGACTACGACGCCCTGCCCATCGACGGCAAGGGTGTTACGGTTGAAATCACGCACAACGAGGGATCCAAGAAAGACGCAGACGGCAAGCCGAAGATCTACGCCAACGTGGCGTTCGGCGGCTGGCATGCCTATGGCTTCCGTCCGGCTCCGAAGGCTCAGTCTGGTGGGAACGCGGCGGCACCATTCGGCACCGTGCCACAAACCCAGGCGGCTCCGGCGGCACCGCAGGCACCGGCACGCAAGGCAACCCGCGATTTCAGTCAGATCTAACCCCAGAATCACCGGGTGGTGAACGGGAAGGCGCGCCGCGACGGCGCATGGCATCAACAGGGTGGTGAAAGTGATCCGGACTACGCCAATCCACCGCGCGCCAACTCCCGCTACTACCTGAGAAAGGAAAATTGTTATGCCAGTTTCCACCACCCGGGAAGAAACTCGCAATGTCAACTTGGTCCGCGTTATCTGGTCCAACACCGAAGGCTTTCATATCCTCGGTGTCCGCGACGAAGAGTCCAAGGAAGCCTATTCCTGCCTCGGCATCATTACCGATCCGCAGCTTGGCGAATCGCTCAAGGTTACCGGCAAATTCGAGGACAACTCGAAGTTCGGCAAGCAATTCAAGTTCACCAGTTTCCAGCGCATCATGCCGGCCACCACTGCCGGCATCTTGCACTACATCACCACCATTGCGCGGTGGGTCGGTGTGCGCGTGGGCAAGAAGATCATCGAGGCGTATGGCGAGGATTCACTCCGCGTTCTCAAGGAAGATCCAGACCGCGTAGCGGCGGAAATCAAGGGCATCACGCCGGCCAGGGCGGCGGAAATCGCAGAAACGCTGTCGCGGAACGAGAAGGAGGAAGCGGTTTACCTCCAAATGGGCGAACTCTGCTCCGGTAAGATATCCGATTTTCTCATCAAAAAGGCCGTCAGGGAATGGGACGACCCCGTAGGCAAGGTCCGGGAAGATCCATACTGCCTCATGAGACTGCCGGGCTGCGGCTTCCCGTCTGCTGACCGGGTGGCGGCCGGCATGGGCATCATCGGACCCGATCCGCGGCGCATGGGCGCGGCCATGGTTTCCGTCTTGCAGGCGGCCGCCGGCCGTGACGGCCATACCGTCATACCCAACGAATATGAGTTCATGGCCGAAGTGGCCAAGCTCACAGGTATCGCCGAAATCTCTGACGAGGCCAAAAACAACGCTGACGGGCGCGGGGCCATCGTCGGCGCCAAGTCCTACCTCAAGTCCTACCACGAGGCCGAACGGTCGATTTCGGCTGATATCCGGCGCATTACGACCTATGCCAAGGAATACCCCAAGCTCCGGATTGCCACCGATGACTGGGCTGACGACCAGCGCGCAGCCATTGACATTCTGGTCAACAGTCCGGTTTGCCTGCTGGTGGGCGCTCCTGGCACCGGCAAAACGTGGACCCTTGGCCAGTTCGTCCGGGCCATTGGTTGCCTGGGCCTCCGGATTGCCCTGGCGGCACCCACCGGCAAGGCCGCCAAACGGATTTCCGAGAGCATGGACGGCACCGGTCTGACCGCCATCACGATCCACCGGCTCTTGGAACCCACGGCAACCCCAGGCGGTGACGACTTCGTTTTTTCGCGCTGTTCCACCTACCCCATGGACTGCCAACTACTGATTGTTGACGAAACGTCTATGCTGGATGTCAGGCTGGCGGCGAAATTGCTGGATGCCGTGCCGAGCGGTTGCCGGGTGATCTTTGTCGGCGACCCCCACCAGTTGCCATCCGTGGGCGCCGGATCGGTCCTGCGTGACCTGATCGAGTCCAAGGCTGTCCCCACCGCCACCCTCACGGAAATCAAGCGCAACAAGGGCGAGATTGTCACAGGCTGCCATGCCATCATGAAGGGCAAGTTGAAACTGCCGGCCTCGTCGCCATTGTCGGTTGCCACTGGACATAATTGGCGGCACTTAGAATTGGATGAACCGGCGGAAATAATCGCGCAGGTGGTGACACTGGCAACCGAGTGGGCAACCGGGCGCGGAATCGCGCTGAAGGATTTGATCGTCATTTCTCCGTTTAATCATCGCAACAAACGGGATATGTCATGCCAGGACTTCAATATTCGGCTACAGGAATTCCGTAACCCGCCGGCCGCTGGCAAAACGGAGATGTCCGGTGGCATCCGCATCGGTGATCGGGTAGTCCGATTGGCCAACAAGGTTTACAAGGACGCCATTTCCGGGCTGGATGTTCCGGTGGTAAACGGGGATCTGGGCATGGTCGAGAACATCACCGGGGACCACTTGACCGTGCTGTTCGAGTCTCCCGAGCGCCGTATTGAAATGAAGCGTGGCGAGGCAGAATTGGCCCTTGCCTACGCGCTGACGTGCCACAAAATGCAGGGAAGCGAGGCGCGGCTGGTGATTCTGCCGGTGCATAAATCGTTTGGTCCATTTCCGAACCGGGAGTGGATCTACACGGCCATGTCCAGGGCAAAAGAATTGCTGGTGACGGTAGGGCAGGCTGATGCGCTGGATTATTGGGTATCCAGAACGGGCATTGGTTTGCGGAAAACGAATTTGAAAAAGTTCATGGCAGGAAAGGACGGTGCAAAATGAATCCAGACGACCCAGCCATCGGGCCATGCTACGGCCTCACGATCCGGCAGCACTACGAGATCGAATGCCTGACGGGGCTGCTGGCGAATCCACAGATCGACATTTTGCGTCCAAATCAATATGTAAACGATGCAATTTACTGCGCCGACGCCCTCATTCAAGCGCAACAGGCGCGGGACACGCAGGAGAATCAATCATGACGCTATCTGAATTTTGCAAATTGTGGAACGAGAACAAGGCGGATTGGATTGCCGAACCCGGCGGGTGGTTCCGGCACAAAAACGCCGTAGTGGCTGCCGACGCCATAATTGGTTTTGACGCCATAGTGTATGACGACGCCGTAGTGGGTGACCGCGCCAGAGTGGGTGCCGACGCCGTAGTGGGTGCCCGCGCCAGAGTGGGTGCCCGCGCCAGAGTGGGTGACGACGCCATAGTGTATAACGACGCCGTAGTGTGTGCCGACGCCGTAGTGGGTGCCCGCGCCGTAGTGGGTAACCGCGCCAGAGTGGGTGCCGACGCCAGAGTGGGTGCCGACGCCGTAGTGGGTGCCCGCGCCAGAGTGGGTGCCGACGCCGTAGTGGTAGTCGTTCATGGAATACGATTCATGGCGAACTGGTCTGGCGATAAAATCCGCATCGGCTGCGAGTTTCATACGCCGGAGGAGTGGGCGGCGAAACTGCCGGAGATTAATCGTTTACACGGCTGCGGTGAAAAACACGAGGCAGAGTGCCGCGCTGCTATCGCGTATCTGCTGGCCATGCGCGAAATCTACGGCGAGAAATGCGGGTGGAGTCCGGCGAAACAGGAGAAAAAGTCATGAGCATCCTTCGCAACGGCTACATGGCGGAAGCCTTGGCGGAACTGCGGCGCGATGCCGGGAAGTTGTGGGCGGAGCCGATTACTGTGCGGATTGATGACCCAGATGTTGGCAGCGTGTTTTATTTCAAGTTCATTGGCGTTGGTTTCAGGTTTTACGTGACGGCCCTGTCTGGCCGTTGCGGACATATCGAAATGAAACCTCATGGAGAACCCACAGTCATTTTGAAGTTTACCCCCGCACGCTTCCGGGCCGCGCTGAAACGGATCAAAACGAAAGGGAGAAAATGAAGGCGCAAGAAATGCTCGCGGTAGTATTGTGCCATTGCCTTGCGGCTATCGTCATGTGCGTCATTGCGGATGTGATGTTTGACGGCGGCTTTTTTTGGACTGGCACAGCGGCATTGATGAGCGCGGGCGTGTTCACGTTCATGCTGCTGCTTTATCTGCACTCAAAGGAGATCGAATGACCCTCACCCCCGAACAAATCGAGCGCGTCAACCGCGAGGTCTTCCGGATCGCGTGGCCGGATCGAAAGTGGCTGTCGCCATCAGACAACCCCTATTGCGAAGTGTGCTACAGCACAGACAGCCGAAGCAACCCCGACCCCCTGCACGACCTGAACGACGCATGGGCGGCTCTGATGGCGACCTGTCCGGCTGGCAGTATTAACGGAGGGCCGTATCGCGGCGGAAATTTTTTGTGCATGACGAACTGCGCTAATGGCATTGAATATCCCTTTGCGCTCGGTGCCACGCCTTGCCATGCCATCTGCCGCGCCATCCTCGCCACGGTCGGCAAAACGCTGGAGGGGGTGGCGGGTGGGTAGCGAACGAGTTGCTCCGTTTTCATGCGGCTCAGAATTCGGTGACTGGATGATCCGCAACTGCAAGGACGGTTGCACGAAGTATGCGGATAAACCAGATCGCGCCCGCTGCGCGATTGACTACGAGGTCGGACTGGCCTACTGCCTTGACGGGACTGTTCCAGTTGAGATATTTGAGCGCATGGGCAATGGCGGAACTTGCAAGGAGAAAACCGTATGACCGACTTCACCCACGGCCTCCGCGCTCCGGTGCTGGCGTGGCTACGAGAGCAAGCGGGCGAGGATTGGCGGGAGCCGGATCGCGAGTGGATGGATGACGAGATGGGAGTCGTCTTCGAGTGGAGTAAAACACACTTCCATTTTCAAATGTTCTTTGACGCCGTGAATCTTGGCGGATCAGTCTGCGGGCCATTTACCCCCGAGAAATTCCGGGAACTGCTGCGGAAGGAAAAAGCATGAACACCATTTGGAAACTCGTATTTCCGCTGGCTGACGGTTTGATAATTCAACTCATGCCAGACGGGGCCACGTTCTTACATTCAGGGATGCAAATGCCGAATAGCGACTGTGAGCCGGAGATGGCGACCTGGTGGCGGGTGAATACTGCGAACCCGCTCAAGAATCGTCGATTCAGGATTTTTGGGACCGGACACGAAATACCAGATACAGAAATGGCGGAGTATATTACGTCTTTTATAACCCGTAACGGCGAGTACGTCTGGCACCTGTTTTCGGAAAAGGAAAAATCATGATGACCGATGAACGGCTGGCGGAAATACGCAACTCTCTGACCATTGGAATAATCGGCGATACTCAGCCGTGGCAATTTGACAAGGAAAACGAAGGCCGGATATTTGATTCTGTTTGGGGGCTTTTGAATTCCGGGTCGCGCTCGCTAGGGTGCCACGTTGAAACGGATGGCGAAGGCGA